CAAATCTTCGCATAAGCGGAGCAGATAACGGCCTGATTGAGTTTGTAGAAAATGCAGACGACAATTACCGCCTTGACGTTGTGGGCCTTATTGCAGAAGGTGGCGAAGTTCAGCGCCTTAAACAGTATATTCATTTTTACGGAACCGTTTCTTATTCTGAAAATATGGAGCTTAATTTTGAACTTGGAACCGACGACCGCTTAGAAATGACTTTTCCGCCTTACAAGTTCGACGCGGAAACGAACAAGGGGAACACATGATTGATGTTGCGGATTTAATCGGCGTGCCGTTCGTAGAGTTTGGGCGCGATATTAAAAACGGGCTGGATTGTTACGGCCTTGCAATCGAAGTCGAAAAGCGACTAGGAAAAACTCTTAAAGATGTGGTTCTTGAAAAGTTCGACCGTGCCAAAGTCGAAAAGACAGCGCCAACACTTAACGTAAAAAAATTACGGCTGGACGAAATCAGCGAAGGCGTAATTCTTGAATTTTACGGCTTGCAGGATAAACGGCTACACGTTGCAGTTGCGCTTGATAAAAACACTTTTATTCATGCAACCGAAAATCAGGGCGTTAGAATTTCTTCTTTTGCTTCAAGTAGAACTTACTTAAAACTTGCGAACGTTTACGAGGTTATCTAATGGGAACATTAAACATATACAAAGGACTTTCAGAAGAATATAGAACCATCAAAGGCAATGCCAGTGTAAACGAGCTTGCACACGAACTTTACCCGGAATTAGACCTTGAACAGTGTATTATTCTTAATGCAGGCGAACAGATCGCGCCCGATTACATTCTGAAAGATAACGACATTGTATTTATCCGCGTTATTCCGGGCGCAACCGGTGCGGTTGTTATGGCTGTAATTTCCCTTGTATGTGCTGCCGTTGCAGTCGGTGCCGCTGTATATTCCGCAGTTGAACAGCAGAAAGCACAAGAGGAAATGGAAAAGGCCCAGAAGCAGGCAAAAGCCCTTGCAGAGCGTATAACACAGCTTCCGTTTCTTAAAGGTGCAAACAACAGAAGCGCACTCGGTTACAACATCCCGTATATCATGGGTAGTGTTTACGATGTGCCTTATAAACTTGTTGCAGGTTACTACACTATTTCAGGCGAAAACGGCGCAAATCAATTCTGGAATGTTCTTCTTGTTGCCGGATTCAATAACGCACTTATTCAGGATGTTTCCATAGGTACAAAGGTTATTAAAAAACCGAATGAAACAATCGAAATTCCGGGGCAGGTTGAAGAGTTTTCTTATCTGGAAGATTCCGGCGAGAATCCTTATTATTTTGAAAACGACTGCCCGTTTTATGATCCGGCAGATAAACTTGATGTAAAGTATGAAAACGAAGTTGTAATTGACGGCTTAAATGAAAAAGTTTCTTGCACAAGCTTTTCGGATGAATTGGACTATAACAACGCCGTTGTAAAACAGGCAGCTACAAATACTTATAAATTTGATGTGTGCATTTTGTTCAACGGCTTGCGCAGGTATGACGACGGATGGAAAAGCAAAAACGTATCTGTAAAAGTTGAATGGAGAAATGACGGCAGCACGTGGAGCGACGCCGGAAACATTGTTACAGGTGACATAAACTCACGCAAACAGGTTCGTTTTAGTAAAACTGTTACCCTTACAGCTGCGCAGTGTGTCGGCAAAGATATTCAGATCAGATTAACACGCCTGACCGCACTTGAAGAAAGCAATTCACAGGAAACTTGCTATTTATGTTATCTCAATTGCTGGCAGTATGACGCGGCAAAGTCTACCGATAACAACATTGTTACATGTGCACCGCTAGAACAACCGTGGAGAGGAAGAACGACCCGTCTTGCCTTGCGTATTATTTCCAACGAATCAACAAAAGACAATCTGGACCAGATAAATATTAACGCTTACGGAAAAGCCCGAATCTGGAACAATGACGCATGGACTGTAAACAGATACCCGACAAGAAACCCCGCTTCATGGGTTCTTGAAGTAATGACGACGGATGTACATCCGCATTCACGTTATAATGATGATGAAATAGACCTTGAAGCGCTAGGCGCGGTGTATACCTATTGCCAGCAAAACGGATTCTATTGTGATGGAATCTTAACAGAGGATTCAAAGAAAGCCGACATTCTCAACAGCATTCTTTCTGAATGTAATACAACCATGTACAGAGACGACGCAACGGGCAAATGGACTTTTGCAATAGAAAAGGCACAGAGCACACCGGTTGCGCTTTTGAATGAGCAGTGTATTAAATCTGTAACAGTTACAAAAACTTTTGAGCGCAAACCGTATGCAGTAAAAACAACTTTTACAAACCGCGAAAGCTGGGCCGTTGATACTTTCTACCAGACAGTTAACGGCAAGGTTGATTCAAGCGCAGTTTATGGCGAACATAAAATTATTGTCGAAAATGCGCCAAAGTATATAACAACCTTTGAACATGCCTACAAATACACACACAGAATTCTTGCAAAACAACAGCTGCAACCGCGTGAAATTACCGTTCAGGTAGGACGCGACGGCGACTATTACCCGCTTTATTCAAAAATCATGCTTCAAATGAAGCAGCTTAGAATCGGACTTTCAAACGGAATTATTCACGGCGTAGTAGTAGAAGGCGGACTTCTTAAACAAATTATTACATCCGACTTCTGCGACTTTTCAGATTCAAACGCCCGCTATGGCTTAATTATTCAGGCGCAAAACGACAGCGCAAAAGAACATTTATACATAGAAGTTACCGCAGGCACTTTGACACAGTATGCAATCGGTGCGCTGGGCGTGGGAATGATAGGAAGCGGAAACAGCGCTATAGGATTTTACGCACCAGGCAAAACCCGCGTTCTTAATCTTAGAACACCGCTTGCAGTAAACGTACTTCCTGAATACGGAAATATTTATTCTTTCGGTTATCTGAATGCAAGCGGAGAGTTTAGCCGCGTTACAAACGAAATGATGATTTATAACCGAAAGCAGAATTCCGACGGCTGGGAATTACTTCTTAAAGATTATAATTCAGCAATCTTTCAGTTCGGCGACATCCCGGAATATCAAACAAACCTGACAACGCCAAAAGAAACGGGAAGCGGCTTGCCCGAAGCAATTATGCAAAAAATTGTTGAAGTCTCAAACGAAGTTCGCATTCCCGGCCCACAAGGACCACAGGGAGAGCCGGGCGAATCTGTTTATAATGTGCGCTTTGACGTTGAAAGCTTCTGTTTTACTTGTGACAACACCGGCAAAGCATGGGGCGAAAAAGTCGCTGCAACAATCCATCTGACCTATGGAGAAGAAGAACTGCCGTTTACAATTGTTTCAATCGGAAACGACGGTTCACAGATTGCCGCCACAATCAAAGGAAACACAATCTATTTTGAATCGCTCAAAGGCGTTAAGATTGACGAAGGCGGAAACATCCCGGTTGTGATCCGCTATCGTGCTACAACTGGAACCGCAATCGGTTTTAATACATCCGCAATCGGTTTCAGCAATAAACCTATAGGTTACTTAAACTATGCAGGCGAAAACAAAGATTTTACGGTTTACTTCAACTACTCAACCGTAAGAGCCGGAGCTAACAAAGGGCTTTTAACAGAAATAAACGACTATTTAAGCGCAGGCGGTACACGCTATAAAGGCGACTATTTCACATGGGGCGGACCTACAACAAGCGTAACTTATGGCGGCGTAACTTACACTTTCTTAAAAGGCCGTGTTTACAGCTGGAACGGCTACCAATGGGCCGAATCAACAGACGATGGCGAAATAAGCGACAGTTTTAATAACGTTATGTCGGTTCTTGATGATGAAATTGTAAGCAACAATTCAAAGCTAGAACAGACAATGCGCAAGCTTTCCGCCGTAACTGTATTTTGTGAAGAACTGGCGACAAAGGTTGCGTTTATTAACAAGTTGTTTACTCAAAATATAACTATGCAAAACGGCGGCTTGTTTAAATCTGCAAATTGGGACGGAACGTTTGACCCAGACTTGAAAAAGATTACAGCTTTCGGGGCTAATGGCTGGGCTTTAGATAGCACCGGACAAATTGATCTTGTTAAAGCTCATATAAGCGGCGATTCAGAAGTAGAAGGACTTTTGAAGCAGGGAACAAACGTTTATTTTGCAACAAGAATTGCAATTAGAAACCATGACGGAACTTGCACTATTACTTGTTCAAATCCAGACTATCAAGACAAAGTAGTGCGAATGGGAACAGGACAATATCAAATAGCTCACACCGGCTTTAAAGCGTATGGTGTGCCACGTATTATTGCAAACTATGCTTCTGATGTTGAAAAAACAGACCGTGACATAGCACTGGGGTATTTTGGATCAGGTGATTTTTCTTACCTCGGAACTAATCCTAAATATCAACTACAATGCAGAGGATGTGGCAATTATTTTATATGGGATGGCAGCGGGCAGATGTACGAATATTTTCCGTTTGTGTTTACAGATAATAATAATGACCAGTATATTGATCCGAAATATGCTATCTTAACATTGTATTATCTTTAATCTTCAATGCCTTGCAGCTTCTTGAATACAAACAAAGTTGCTTTGCAATCTTCAAGTGCGCCGTGTGGTTCAAACTGGTAGTTGTAATATTTTGCAGCTTCTTCAAGTTTGAACCACTTGTTATGGCTGTGCTTTTCGTCGTATTCGCCGCGTTCGTCTGAAAAATCTTTCATAACGTCTTTTATGTATTTTGCATGGGTTTTAATGCCGGCGGCGTGTATAAACTTCAAATCAAAGCCGACGTTATAGCCGGCAATCATTACAGGTTTGTCGAATATGTCTTGAAGCTGGGGTAAAAACTCTTTTAACGGCTTACAGTCTTTTACATCATCCGGGGAAATTCCGTTTATTGCTTGTGCTTTCGGCCACGTCTTTTTCTTTTCAGGCTTGAAGCGCTCATTAAACAAAACATCACCGCAACCATTTATAATTGCAAGTTCAAGAATTTCTTCTGAATTAGGAAAAATGCCGGTTGTTTCTGTATCAAATATTAAAATATCTGACAGATTCATATTAACAGAATCAGCGTCTTTTTCGGCTTGTTTCGCCTTCTTAATCTTTCTGTTAATAATTCCAACGATAATAAAACAAATAATTGCAAGTAAAGCGTAAATCATGCAAAAATTATAACATATTTTCAAAAAAATGCAAAAATTCTAAAACAAAACTGACTATTACTTATAGGAGCATAAACCTATGAGTAATGACATAACCGGAATTGTTCCGGTATCTACCTTAACGGCAAGAACGCCGCAAAAGGATGATTCTATTCTTATTGCCGACCAGTACAAAACATCACCAGAAGGGCTGGAAGGCTATCTTTCACCAAACCGCCCGGACGTAGGGCGCAATCTTGTTACAGTTTTAGGAGTTGCAAACGCCGCCGCCGCTTTTGCAGCACTTCGCACACGTGCAGACGCTGGAAACTTCAACGGCTTGCGACTTGGCGACTATATCGACGTATCATCAATGACAATTGACGGAAGCGCAATTTCCAACAGTAACCAGCGTTTACGCTTTGAAATTGCAGGCTTTGACACTTACCTGAATGTCGGAGACACGCCGGTTACTTCACATCATATTGTGATGATCTCAAAAAACTGCGTTTTGCAAAAAGCAATGAACAGCACCGCCACAAATGCCGGCGGATATGCTGCAAGCGAGCTTTGCGCCTACTTAAACAACCAGGTAAAAACCGGGCTTGTTAACGCTATCGGAATTACACCAAAAACCGTTCACCGCTTACTTGATAACAAAACCGACTGGGCGTATCTTGCTGAAACTGTCTTTATTCCGACAGAAGTTGAAGTTTTCGGACATCAGGCATGGAGTAATAACAAAGGTTATTCAATCGGCACTTCTGTTCAGTGGCCTTTGTTCTCTGAATTTCCGCAAAAGCGAATTGCAAACTGGAACGGTTCGCGCTGGTGGTGGTGGGAAGCGTCGCCACGCACCGATGATTCTGCGGGTTTCTGCATCTGCGACACCTACGGGGGTGCCGCCTACAATTCGGCTGACGCTAGCGACACCGGGGTTCGTTTCGCTTTCCTAGTCTGAAATCTGAACATCTGCGCACCCCTTGCGGGTGCCTTGTGAAGATTGAAGACTAGGAAACAAACAAAAAAAGGAATTAAAAATAAATGAGCGTAAGAGCCGACCAGAGAAGCGAAAGTTCGCTTCTTTTTTATAAAATTGCACGTGAATTACGGCGGGAAATTTCGTGTGATTTATTAAACAAGTTCAATACAAAGAATGAGACTTTCACAACCGACGAAAACACGGTTGTAGACCAAAAAGAACACTATCCCGCCTATATGGTGGATTTTATCCGCAAAGATATACTGGGGCTTTTACAAAAGCTTATGCAGTATATTTCAATTGCTAATTCGATTTATCCGGCTTGTGTGCTGGAAGTCGATAAAAGACGGTTATTGCAGGACTATGCAATAGGAACCGCGGAAGCGCTGCAAAACGAGCTTGAATATTGCGCCGACGTATTCCCGGAAACTTTGCGCTGTCTTTTGCACTATGCCGACGAAATCGACCATCTTATAAAGGTTTTACGTCGCTGGAAGAAATCCAACGCAAAAATATTAAAAAGTTTACAACGGGCCGAGCCTATATCTGCGCATTTCTGCGACTGCGACAGCAACGGGCATGCCGACTACACTTCGGCTGACAATAGCAACAACGGGGTTCGTTTCGATTTAGCTGGCAAACAGTCTGACATTATGCCGGACGACGAGCCAGGGAAAGGAGGTTTGTGATCCGGTGTTTCCTGAATAATCAGGGGCACGAATCGGGCCGCGATGTGAGGAAGTGGACGCTTCTTGCATGGCATGCGCCGTCTGTAATCGCATGTTTCATACTTCCGGCACAAAGTAACGTAGAGTAAGGCAGACATATAGTGTAGAAAAACACTGTAACGTTATACGCGGCCATTTATAAATTATGACTTCACAAGACCGAAAAGACGCAAGAAGACAGAGACGAACCGAAAAGCGCACCCAGCGCAGGCAAGCTGCAAACGCTTGTTTTGATAATTACGACATCTTAAAAAATCCCGACATATATTTAGAAGCTTTCAGAAGTGCCAGAAAGGGCGTTGCCTGGAAACATTCAGTGCAATATTATGAAATGTATTTACTGAAAAACATTTTCGACACAGTGCGCAGCGTAGAAAATAAAATAGCCGTAACGCGCGGTTTTGTTTGTTTTGATATAAACGAAAGAGGAAAAACACGGCACATAAAATCACCGCATATTTGCGAAAGAGTAATGCAAAAAGCACTTTGCGACAAATGCTTAGTTCCTATTCTCAAACGCCCGCTTATTCACGATAACGGCGCATGTTTACAGGGTAAGGGTACACAGTTTGCAAGAAAACGCATACAAAAGCGCCTTGCAGAATATTACAGAAAATACGGTGCTTCTGGTTATGTTCTTACAATCGACTTTTCAAAATATTTTGACAACATAGACCATGAATCTCTATTTCAAATGCTTTCCGAACAGATAAAAGATAAAACACTTTTAGCGCTGACAAAATATTATGTTCAGGAGTTCGGACCGGTGGGGCTGGGTTTAGGAAGCCAGGTTTCGCAGATTTTAGCAGTTTTCTTTCCGAATAAAATAGACCACTTCATAAAAGAAAAGTTAAGAATGCGCTTTTATGGGCGCTATATGGACGATTCTTATATTTTGTGTAACTCAAAAGAAGAACTGCAAAACGCCTTAAAAGAAATTTCAAAGCTTTGTGAAAAATACAAAATCCGCCTGAATCAAAAGAAAACGAGAATCACGCCTATTAAACACGGCGTTGATTTTCTGCATTGCCGTTATAAGTTCGGAAGAACCGGGAAAATAATAAAATCCGGCGGACGTGAAAGCGTAAAGCGTGAACGGCGAAAATTAAAGAAGTTCAGAAAGAAGCTTGATGAAGGCGAACTTGACCGAAAACAGATTGCGGAGTTTTACAGCTCATGGCGTGGGTTTATGCAGTATTTTGACAGTAAAACACTTCTGAAAAATACTGATAAATTATACAACAAACTATTTATAGAGGGGTAAAAATCTATGAATGAAGAAGCAATGATTTATTTTTGGAAATCAACAGACGGAAACAGCGTTTATTTCAACACCGACCCGGAAGAAGCCAAAAAAGACGGCTACACAACAAAGCCGAAAACAAGCTGTACGCTTGATGAATGGTACACCGAATACGAGAGTACAGCACGCCTTGTAAACGGTTCTATTGTGCTGGGAAAGAGCCAGGAACAGAAAGACGCAGAGCACGCAGCAGAGCGCAAAGAACAGATAAGACGCGAAATTGCAGAAATCGAAAACAGAGGGTTGAGGGCAAGCCGTGCCGTTGCGCTGGGCATTGCCACAGAAGAGGACCTGAACAAATTACAGGAAATCGAAAGCGCAATTGCAGAGCTTCGCGCAGAATACGAAGCTTTGTAATTATCTTACTTCTGCAAGGTTAGAATGTCCGTCGCGGTAGAAATACCGCCGGATCAACTCTTTTTCAACTATCGGCATAGAATCCGAAATTGTATCTTGCAGAGGTTCGGCAAGTTCTACATCGTAATATCTGCCGTTATAAAAAGCCTTTACGCCAATTGTGGGAGACACACAAAGCGTAAACTTTTTAAATGGCAGGTTTACGCGGAACTTTTCGCCGTGATAAACAAAGGTTCCGTTTGCTTTCGCTGTATGTTCCGACTTAACAGAAAAGAGCAGTTCAACATCATCAATCTGTTTTCGGTGCCACCGTTTGACACTTTCGCGAGCTTCAACCGAAAACAGAGCGTTAAAGCGTGGCAGATATTCCCGCAAAAAGTCGTTTGCTTTGTCTATTGTATCTATGCCGTAATACCTGAACAGATAAGGAAGCCGGCCTTGCAGCGTTTCCCATAATCTTTCTATTCTGCCTTTCGCTTGCGGAGACAGGGCCGCAATTGTTTTAACGTTTAATTCCTTGCACATTTTCTGCCATTGCGTCTGTCGTTTTTCATATCCTTGCAGCTGTTCTTCTATCGTTATTTTATTCAGGCTTTCTTTTGTAACAAAAAATATTTCGCTTCTGTCGGTGTACGCAGCTTCTGGAAAACCGCCGGTTAATTCGTAGGTTTGGCGGATGTTCTGTTGATAGCCCATTAAGCATTCGTTTTCCATCATATAAAGCGACGTTGCTTTGTGCGTTGCGTCGTCTATACATCCATGTATACAGGTATAATGCCCGTTCATAAACCAATCATGTTTGCACCCGTCCAGCTGCACAAGTTCGCCTTCGTGCGGACGTTCCGGGCGCGGTAAATGCTTTTTCTTTTCTTTTACAGGCTTGTGAGCTTTCGGCGACATCATCCCGGCACCGTCTAACATTGTGTATATCGAAGTATAGGAAACGTTTATTTTGAAATCGCTTTGCAGGGTTTCTAAAAATATTTCATACGGAGCGTAAGGAAAATATTTTTTATACAAACCCACTATATATTTTTTGTCTTTTGCGCTAAACTTGCGGTTATGTGACGGCTTTCCCGTGTGCCCGTGGATAAAAGCCTTGTCACCTTTAAGCAGATAGCGTTTCTTTATTCTTGAAACGGACACGGTAGAAATTCCGATAAGTGCGGCACACTGTTTGTTTGTAATTTTACCGGCCACGAATTGAGGAATATATAAAGCTTTCTTCTGTCTTAATGCTTCATTCATACCGCAATAACTATCGGCAGACAAATTATTTTTCTTTACTTTTTAAAAAGTTCTTGACATTGTAATCAACTTGTTATAAAGTTAAAGGCAACAGAGCTACTAAGTTGTGTTCGGTTGCTTAGTCGCTTTGTTTTCTTAGCGACTAGCAAGTGAAGCAATCAAGAGACCCCAGGAAACCGAACATCCTGGGGTTTTTTGTTTTGCTTCACACAAGGAGAAAACACAATGCCTAAAAAGAAAGTTATTTACGCCGGCTTGCTTCACGACAGCTACAAAGACGAAAACGGGAAAGAAATCAAATACACCAGCCAGATTGCCGGAATCTGGGAAACAAAAGAAAGCTTTCATGCCGTAGATTTTGACGGCTTTATGACCTTCTATCTTTCAAAAGAAGAATTCAAAACCAAAGTTACAGATGTAAAAACAGTGTTCAATTAAACGGCGTTGCCGCGAACAAATAAAAAATTAGAAGGAGTTTAATTTTAATGTCCACGAAAATTGAACTAGCCACCCTTAACGGTGGAATGGCCTTAGACATGTTCAATGAAGAGTTGAAAAAAGTAATGTCTAACATCGAAGACGAAAACACCAGCGCAACACAGAAAAGAAAAGTTGTGCTGACTGTTGATTTTAAGCCTGACAATGAAAGAAAGCTGGGAGTTGCAACAATTTCGGTTAAGTCTCACCTTGCCCCTATCATTCCGCAGGGAAAAAGCGTTTATTTCGGATATGACGAAAACAACGAGTTTGCAGCGTTTGAAGACGACCCGAAACAGCTTGATGATGATTACCGCGAAGCAATGGGGGTAACTGCATGAAAAAAGTAAATCGCTTAGAAAAACACTACTTGTGGCACATCCGCCGGATTAACAAGCTTTTAGACCGTTTCCCGAAATGGAACCTTTCAAAAGATATTCCGAATCACGAAATGACCTATGAAGAGTTTAACAAGATTAAACAAGAGGTTTATGACGGCGGCGGAGAAGTTGAAAAAGAATACATCTTTTTGATGAATGCACGTGAAGGTTTTGTTCAAAAACTGGCTAGATTGCGGGGCAACAATGAAGAAAACTTACCGCGTGTCTGTTAAGTACAAAACAGGCACGCTGGCGGGAAAGTTTGTTGTTCAGGTTGTAAACGTGTCTTACGACATAGCTTGTGAGCTTTACGACATCTGGACCGAAAGCGGCTTTGAAGTGCTTATTATTCAAATGAATTGCAGAAAGCCTAACTTGCAAAAGAAGTGGCTTTATAAACCAAAGAAAAACAGGAGAAGACAAAATGAATTATGAAATGATCCAGGACAATATCGACGCTTCAACCCTTGCGGCAATCTATGCCAAAACGGAAGAAGAAAGAAGGCTTCATGCCGGAGACGTTCTTTACTGGAAGAACAAGAAAGAAGAATACATGAACACACACAACGTTAAGGGGGAATTACTTAATGTCTAGTAATGATTATAACAAAGTCACGCTTATCGGGCGCCTGACCCGTGACGCTGACTTAAAATACACAACAACAGGAACTGCAATTGCTGCCGTCTCACTTGCAAGCAATCGCAGTGTCAAAAAACAAGACAACTGGGAAACAGAAGTTTCATATTTTGACGGTAATATTTACGGCAGAATGGCGGAAAATCTTAAGCCTTATCTTACAAAAGGCAAAATGATTTTGATTGCCGGACACCTTAAACAGGACCGCTGGGAAAAAGACGGACAGAAGTTTTCCAGAATCAAAATTGAAGTTGAAGAAGTGCAGCTGTTGGGCGGGAACAGTTCGGAAAATCCGAACAGCTCAAACGGGGGAACACAGCCGCAGTTCAGTGCCATGCCACAAAATCAGGTTACACCACCACAGACCGCGCCGGCAACACCAGCGCCCGACCCGTCGTTATTCAATAATGACGACTTCCCGGAAGATATTCCATTTTAGGAGAAATCAAAATGACATCACTTGCACAAACATTGAAGCAGTATTTCGATATTGCTATAGAAACAGACCCCGCATTAAAAGAAGTTTACGACGAAAAGAAGCTTGATGAATGCGGAAAATACATCAATAACCGCGCCAGAAAACTTGCTTCAAATAATATGGCAATGGTTGAAAGCTCGGTTGTTTTCAAATGGGCGCGTGACTTTTTCTATGGAGACATGGAAGACGAAAACGCAAAGCCTGAAATCGACAAGGGCGCAGACAAGCGCATAAAAGACGAAATCGAAGTAGAAGCCCGCGACGCAACTGTTATAAAGCAGAAGAAGCCGAAGAAACAGACAAAAGCAGAAGCCAACGGCTGGGAAATGTTTCAGGGAAGTTTGTTCGACGATTTACCACCAGAAGAACAGGGGGCGGACAAATGCGAATAGACAGTTATTCACACTACATCGAAAACTATTTCGGAGAACTGCGCCTTGTAGTTACTGCATATAATAAACGACTGGATCAGTATTTTGATTTTTTCAGAGTTTACGAAAGCGGAAAAAAAGAGTGCCGAAACCTTTACTTGTCATTTTATGGCGGTTATTCAATCACCTATCCCGGAGCTTACGCCCGCTCTTATTATGGCGAACGCGCAGACAATCACTACATAGTAGAAGACTGGGGCGAATGTACTATAAACCATGTCGGATATGAGCGAGTACATGAAAACCACATCGGAGATATTAACCTTATCTTGAAAAAATATCCTGACTTTGTTTATACGCTCAAAAAATGGTGCGGTGAACATTATTACATGACACGAGAACTGCCGGTTATTTTTGAAGCTTTGCAGGTGTGGAAAGAACACCCGGAAGCAGAATATTTGTTTGCGCTGCATTGCGACAATATCGCTTTTTCAAAAAGCTTCTGGAAACTTTCAGAAAAGAAACGTCGTGAAATTTCAAAATGGATTTTACAACACAAAACAAACGCCGGCGGTTATACCCTTAGACAGATTCAGAACATTATCAAATACAAAATGACAATGGATGAATTCAGAGATTACGAAAACTTCAAAGACGAATGTTATACAGCTGCAATGGGCGTTCCGGTTTACCGCTATTTTAAGCGCAAAGGTTATGCCGGCCATTCTATGTGGGCGACTTACTGCGATTATCGCAAAATGGCGAAATCTGCGGGGCATAACATCCGCCAGGAATACTGGGCTTTCCCTTCTGATCTGGAAAAGGCACACGCAAAAGTTTTAAGGGAATGCAACGCCATTGCAGAAGCCCGCAAGCTTGCAGAGAAAAAGCGACTTGCAGCACTTGAAACACTTGAAAAGAACATGTTTGAAAACCTGAAAAAAACTTGCGAAGTTTTGCAGAGTTTCGGCGGTGTTTACGGCGGATATGAAATCATATTTACCGACAACATGCAGGAATGGGAAAAACAGGCAAAAGCTTTACATCAATGTATTGTTCGATGTTCCTATTACAAAAAAATGGCGAACCAGGAAGAAATTCTTGTTTTTATTCAGAAAGACGGAATCCCGGTTGCAACTGCCGAACTTTTTGAAAAGAACAGAATCGGGCAGTTTTACGCCGACGAACATTCAGGAACGCCGAAAGGTTCAAAGCCATCAGAAGAAGTACAACACGTATTTACAACATGGCTTAGAGACAAGCCGGATTTATTAAAGCATGTGAAAAAGCATGTAAAACTTGCAGAGGTGGCATAATGGAAGGTTTAGAAATCATATCAACAGAAGAGGAAACAACAACCGCCCCGGAAGTTGCGCAGAATCCTAAAGAACTTGCCCTTTCCTACTTAAAATCTATGGGTTTAAACATCCCGGAGCAGTTCCAGACACAGTTTATTGAAATTGCTGCCGCCATGAAATTAAACCCTTTCTTAAATGAAATACACGCTATTTCGTACAACACAAAGGAAGGCCCGGTTTTTAAGTGCGTTACAGGTTACATGGTATACATCAAACGTGCTGAACGTTCGGGAAAGCTCAACGGCTGGGAAATATCATCGCAGAATGTCGGCGGGCAGATGGTTTCAACAGTAACCATTTACCGCAAAGACTGGGAAAAGCCCTTTCGGCATTCAGTGCGCTTCAATGAGGTTGCACAGTGGGGACCAGACGGGAACTTGTCGAAGTTGTGGCGCAAAATGCCCGCTTTCATGTGTGAGAAAGCTTGTATTTCGCAGGGGTTCCGCTTGTGCTTTCCTGACGAACTGGCAGGCATGCCGTATACAAAAGAAGAACTGCCGGAAGGTGTAATGCTTGGCGCGGTTTTACCTGAAAAGCAGTTAGAAGCCCCGGAAGTGCCGGAACAAAAAGCACTTCCAATGCAGGCGCCAGAAGGGGCAACACCTGAACAACTGGGAATGCAGAAAGCTTTACAGCTGACACCGCCACCGCTGGACCTGAAAGGCGGAGCGAGTACACCCGAAGAGATAGCAGAAATTAAAAACTTATTATCTGCAAAAGGGCCGGACGGTGCACCGCTTTTCACACTGGATGAAAAAAAAGCTTACGGGGCTACACGTATAGAACAATACACCGCGCCGGAGCTTATCGCAGTTATAAAAGCAGAACTTTCAAGGAGACTTGCGCAATATGAGCAAATACCACAGTCGCAAAGTGCGAATTGAAAACATTGTGTTTGATAGCCAGAAGGAAGCGCAGCGCTATTGTGAATTAAAGCTTCTTGAAAAGAAGGGCGAAATTTCACAGCTGCAAAGACAGGTTCCTTTCGAGCTTATCCCGGCGGAAGTCGGCGCGGATAAAAAGAAGCTTAGATCAATAGTTTATCTTGCTGATTTTGTCTACCTGACAGAAAAGAACGGAGTGCCACAAAAGCACGTTGAGGATGTAAAAGGCGTAAAAACAGCGGTTTACAGACTTAAAAAACGCCTTATGTGGCATTTATACAGAATCAATATCGAAGAGGTGTAAAACTATGAATGAATTACAAAACATAGAAGTGCGACCGGTACAGAGTGCAGTTAATAAAATGTCTACTAAGGAAGTAGCCGACATCCTGGGTGTAGATGTAAAGACCGTACAGCGTGCCGCCTTATCGCTCGACATGGATGTCGAACGAAGCGGAAGCAGTCACACAATGTTATTTGATGAAGCGCAGGTTACAGCAATTAAACTTGAAATTGAAAACCACAGCAAAGTAAATGCACTTACACCGAAAACAAACCTTGAACGCCAGCTGATAATTCAACAGGCAATGCAGATTCAGACAGAAATGATTGAGGAATTACAAAACAAAGTTTCACGCCTTGAACCAGCTGCAAACTTCGCCTATCAGCTTTGTTCTTCAAAAGACACAATCGAGATTGGGGAATGTGCAAAAGTTCTTAATAAGAACATCGGGCGCAACCGCTTGTTTGAATTCTTGCGAAACAGCAACGTTTTACAGTCAAACAACATCCCGTATCAGAAGTACATCGACGCCGGATATTTCCGCGTTATAGAAAGCAAATATGTTACACCGAACGGAGAAACAAAAATAAGCTTAAAAACTGTTGTTTTCCAGAAGGGCGTTGCATACATCAATAAATTGCTTTCTAAGGCGGTAGAAAATGCGTGAATCGTTCGTTTTACATGCTGAATACATTGAAGACTTACCCGAAGAGCTGAAAGGCGCATTCCTTCGTTATATCTATGAATATGGAATAAACGAAATCGAACCGGAGCTTTCGGGGCTTGAATTGACTGTATGGCTTAAAATTAAACGCCGAATCGACGACGACGTGCAGGCTTATGAAAGAAAGGTGTCAAACCTTAAACAGAATAAAAACCGAACGGCTACCGGTGCAAAATCTACCGCGCCAACTGATAACCGAACGGACACCGAACGGACACCGAACGGACACCGAACGGAAAACACCACAGAAAAAGAAAAACCGAACGGAGACCGTACGGACAGTGTATCTGTTAATGTATCTGTTAATGATCCTGTTAATGATTCTGTTAATGTATCTGATAGTGTTAATGTCGCAGAAGCGAAACCGGCAGAGCCGGCACCCGCAAGAAAAAGATTTGTAAAACCTGAACTTGAAGAAATACGCGAATTCTGTTTTGAAAAAAACATAAATATCGACGTAGACAGGTTCTTTAATTATTACGAATCGAAAGGCTGGAAAGTAGGCGTTTCACCGATGAAAGACTGGAAAGCTGCCGTTCGCAACTGGGCGAAGAATGACAGCTTATATTCACGCCCCGGAAGTACAAGAATTTCAAGCGACACTTCCGCACAGGTACTTCAAAACTATACCGCGCCGGAGACTGAAACCGACGTAGAATCCAATCTTGCAGAAATACAGGGGGTAAATAATGCAGAACTGGAAGAAGACAAAATCGTTTTCTAAACTTCCCGCTTTTTCGCTTCTGGAAGGAATCACAAGCGAAGAGCTGGAACAGCGCGACCGGGAAATAGAACTTGCCCGCCGTGCAGAAATCAAAAAAGACCGTGACAATGCGTTTTTCGGTTGCGGAATCAACGAAGACGCAAGGGAAAACACTTTTCAAAACTATCAGGCTACCACAACAGAGCAGAAAAAAGCCCTTTCCGCAGTTTATGACTTTGCAAAGAAAGTAGCTGCGGGCCAGTATTGCGCACTTGTTTTATATGGCAATCCCGGCGCGGGTAAAACTCACCTTGTAACAGCTTGTTTAAACATGGTGCTTCATTCTGTAAAAAAGACCTGGAACGAAGACTACACAGAGTATTTTTCGGGGCGTTACGTTTTATCACGTTCCATCAGTTCAAGGCTTATGGAAACAATAAACTTTCGCAGTAAAGAAACATACGACGATGTAATAAACGAATATTGCAATCCTGATTTATTCGTAATCGACGAAATCGGACGTGATCCGCTTTCTACAGCTGGCGAAAGTTCGGGCTTGTTTGCAATTATCGACAAGCGAAAGAGCAAAGGAAAAGCAATTGCGATGTGTACAAACTGCAACTTTGAAGAGTTTTCCAGAATCTTAGGTTCGGCGGCCATGTCTAGGGTTTTGCAAAACGCAATTGTTGTAGATATGACAAAGATTCCCGACTGGCGATTGTCACACCGGGCATGATATGGGATGTGGTAAAAAATGCTATTCACTTGCAGAAGCTGGAAGAGTGCTGAACCTTGCCAAAAAAAACCGGCACCGTTCTACATTCCACAGAGACAAAAGACCAATTCGGAAATACTGGTGCAATGAATGCAAGGCTTATCACGTAACAAGCGAATTCAAGAAGTCGGAACAGAAACGGCACGACAGACCATTGAAAGTGCTGTAAACCTTCCGCACTTCGACGCCCCGCAAAATGACAATGAAAGGCTTCTGAATTATCAGTATGACTTTCTTGTGAATGGAAGCCAGGAAGCATGGGGCAACTTGTGGAAGCTTACAGAAGCAACCGCCGGGCGTATGCTTGCGCATGGTTGCAAACTGCGGAACGTCCATTTTTCACGCGAAGAGTGGGAAGACAAACGCGCAGAAGCTGTAATGTATCTTTTAAGGCGTTACAAAACACGCCCTGGCTACCGGATAGAAACGGATTTTCCGCTGCATATCTGGTACGCCGTAAAACATGTGCTTGATTATAAGCGCAAATGTGATGGACTTGTGGACTATGTTTCCGGGGCGGAACTGGACGCAATCATAGAAAGCCAGAATGAGGATTTATAAACATGAAAAGATATTGCGAAAAATGCAAAAAAGAAACGGAGTGGAAAGAAGGCTTTTTGCTTGATTTACACGTGGACTATTGCACTGTCTGTAAAACGGCAGTCGGTAACCTGAATAGCCCGAAAAACAAAACACCCGCACAAATGCAGGATGATGAACCGGCGGACTATTACGACGGCGACGAATACAGCGAGGGGCTATGACAAAAGGCGAACTTTTAAAAGAGCTTGAAGGCTTAGACGACGACGCTGTTATTTACGTTACAGGATGTACGGAAACAAACGAATATTTCCACATTCGCGGGGTAACAGACAAAGTAACCGGCGCGGATGTTCAAAACGAAGTAACACTTGTTTGCGGATAGGAGTCTGAAAAATGAAAGTATACATCAGCGGAAAAATTACAGGCGACGCGGACTATAAACAGAAGTTTAAGACCGCACAAAACATTCTTGAATCAGCAGGCTTTGAGGTTTTCAATCCGGCTGAACAGGAAGACGCGGGCAAGCCGTGGAACTGGTACATGAGAAAAGATATTGCGGGGCTTATGGAATGTGACGCAATTTTTCTTTTGAAAGACTGGGAAGATTCCAGAGGGGCGCGGCTTGAATATTACATAGCGCAACAATTAGAAATGAAAATATTTAGAGAGGTAGAACAATGAAAACAAAAACAACTTATTCTTCTGAAAAGGATTTTCAGAAACTGCGAGAAAACGGCTTTAAGTTGAACGTAGGCGACAAAATCAAGCTTTCGTTTAACTTACCAGGAAAAGAAGGTTTGTTTCCGGCTGTTGAGTGCAAAAAAGAATCTGCAACACTGATTCAGAAAACAGAAAAAGAAATGCTGTTTGTTATGGACCGGGTTACTTTCGACGGCCCAGTAGACACAAACGGCTGTAAAGAATACGCAAAAACAGAGCTTGCACAGTATTTGAACAATGAAGTAAAAGAAGTGCTTTCCGGCATTTTTAAGGAAATGGAAACACCGTTTGAAACACCGACTGTAAAAGAAGTTCGCCTTCTTTCTGTTGGTGAGGTTTTCGGGGCTTCTGATTTTGAAGACTTCGCAGCTTGCACCGACGAACAGTTGAAATACTTCAAAAAAGGCAATCACAGAATTGCTTTTGATAAAGACGAAGATTATTCGCGCTGGTGGTGGCTTTCAACACCGACTAAGTTTGAATCTGCGCGTTTCTGCGGCTGCCGCAGCCGCGGGCATGCCGACTGCAATTCGGCTGGCAATAGCAACCTCGGGGTTCGTTTCGCTTTTCTGATCCAGTATCTGTAAATCTGTCGGCCTTGCGCCGGCAGTTTACAGAAAAATTGTTTTGCCTTTCTAAAAGTGACTATTACTTATAGAGAGGTAAAAACAATGGAGAAAATGCAGTTCCTATACATGGGAATTGAAGCCGTGGTTTTTTGCATTCCGATAGGTGCTTTAATCTGGAAGGCCGGCGGACAGTCGCAGACAATCAAAGACCACGAAAAACGGATTGTTGAGCTTGAAGGAAGCGTTGAAAAAGCAATGATTCCAGAGCTTAACGAATTAAAAGTTGATATTGCAGAAATCAAAACTGCAATCATTTACATAAAGGAGCGCCTAAGTTGAGATACCCGCAGGATATGGCCGAAAGCATAGCAAGCCGCTGTTCCATGATAGGAAAAAACGCTTGTTTAGCATTTGTTTACATGTGGTGTGTGTACCTTGATTGCGAAAACGGTGAAGCAATCAAAATAGTGTCTGACAATATGCGCCGCGGAAACATTGAAGAAGATTGCACGGTAAAAGCTGAACTATTTTTACAGGCTTTAACCGGTAAAAAATACATAGTTGAAAAAAAGAAAATCAAAAGTCTTGAAGAATTAAAAAATATTGAACGTTGTGCCGTTTTGTTTTCAATAGATGGAATCGGCGGGCACTGGGTAGGCGTTGAATTTGGCAAGGTTGCCTTTAATTCAAAGCTTCATTCTGACAACCTGGCAAACGGCAAGCCGATAAGCGCAAGAATCTTAAAGGTGGCTTAATCATGGATGAAAAACCAGAAAAGACAGAAGAAAAAGGACTGAAAGCAAAAAAAGTTTCCTTGCTTGCGAAAATCGTAGCAGGTGCAATTCTTTTAGTTGGTGCCGTTCTCAAATGGACCGGCGTTTTTCCTAACTGCGAAATATCGGAGCTTTGCACAGTTTCCGGCACCTTCGTTGCGCTGTTTACAACAATTGACGTAAACATTGCACTTGATAAATTCAGGAAGCCCGCCAATGATTAAGATTTTCGGAATAGTTATTGCAGTTCTTTTTTGCGTAATTATTACGCTTCTTGCAATCGGTTCTTGCTGGCTTGTCGCAGATAATAAACGCCTGAAAAAAGAAAGCCAGAAAAAAGAAGAGGAATTAAAACAGAATGAACACCAGCACAAAATCAACAACGAAGCAAAAGAAAGCTTTGAAACTGGCAATAGCAGCGCTGATTTTGACGCTACAATTGACGTCTTGTCAAAGCTCAAAGGTAAATCCAAAAAGTGAAGCCCCGCAATTCCCGGAGCCTTACGACACAGAAGGAAATCTGATTGTCACGTATGACGTGAACACAGATAAAGTTTCAGTGCCTTTATGGTATTGGAAAAAGATTGTTCGGTACGCAGTAGACGTACAAGGAGTAGAAGAAGAATGAAAAAACGCGTTCTTTTAATTATCGGCTTAATCGTATTGATTGCCGGTGTAATCATTTCAAACTTTGCAAAGTTCCCACTTGCTGACGTTTTGGGTTATGCAATCACCATGTTTGGTGCGGGCCTTGCAGTTGCCGGCATGTATGAAAAGCGCGATCCATCTGTTAAGACATGGGTTGTATGGCTTTCTATTATTCTGGTTGGGCTTGGTGCTTTTGTGCTGGGCTTTGCAGGTGTAGCAGAAGACACAGTAAAGACAATTATTACTGCCGTTTTCGGCCTTGTTGTTATTATCGCCGGGCTTATTGTTCCAGTTGTAATTCCTAAAAATAAAAAGGCAAACAATTGAAACTAAAGCTTTGTGGTTATCCGGGTTGTAATAAGCTTGCAGTTATACATCCTTATTACTGCCCCGAACATCAATTACTTGCAGAACAAAAGCGCAAAGAAAATGCTTTTAAGAATGCTACTCGGTACGCTGATTACAGCAACCCAGAGTGGCGAAAGTTACGTGCTAAAGTTTTAGCAGAGCACAACTATTGCGCTAAGTGTGGAGCTTCAAACGTTAAGTTGCATGTACATCATATAGAACCAGTTCGCAAGAACCCCGAAAGGTTTCTTGATGAATCAAACTTGATTGTTTTATGTGAAAGCTGCCATGCAATCGAAACGCAACGCGAGATTGAAAGCCGGAAAGCTTGACCGGTAGGGGGTGTTTTGAAAAAGTTTGAAACGCTTTTTCAC